CACTGCAAGTCGCGCGTGTATGGGCGTTGACACGGCGACAAAGAAATGCGCTGCAGCACGCGGTAAATGGCAATATCAACGTGTACTCAACGATTAATTGTAAGCTTGAGCCGAATAAAGACCTAAGGCCCGACGCCAAGTTCAAAGATTTGTTGTATGACACTCGACGCCAAGATGATACAACGCGCAGATGTATATATCAGTATGGACCATGTAGTAGGAGATATATGCCGGTGGCGTACGCGCCTAACAAACACAACGAAAAAATTTCAGTCACCCACAGAGTTTTGCAAAACACCCCAAAACCTGAAGAAGACATTTGGTGGCGATTCATTAGGAAGGTCAAGCAGCATATGCATATCGTGTTTCCTGGGTGCCGCAACACGAAATCCATGTTGTGGGATGAATTCTTGCGCACAAGCGGGTCGTCGACGGCGAAGAAGGCCATGTTACAAAAAACCAAGGAGAGGCTGGATGTTGAAGGCATTGATGAAAATTCGCAATTAAATGCCAAAATGTTACATGAAATAGTCCAGTTTAAATGCTTCTCGAAATGTGAACTGCTGCTGTATAGGACGCCCAAGGGTCTGCGCCGGAGACCACCACGAAACATATCATCGTGTACAGAGGAGGCTGATACCCTCATATCACCTTTTTTCGCAGCGCTGCAAAAACGGTTGAAGCGGGTATGGCAACGTGGCTTCCCATTACAATTGGCTGGAGGGCGCTCTGCTAGGACCAACGCTCGGGAGCTGATGAAGATGCCTGGTGCGTTGACCCTCGAAAATGACTTTGACATGTGGGATGGTAGTCCGGGGCAACGTTGGTTGGAGTTGATCGCGTGGATGACCAAATGGTTCGGTGGCGGGGCAGCCGTGTTCGCAATAATGGTTGAACTTTCAAAACGTTATCGTGCGAAGACAGCAAAGGGCTATAAAATGAGTAGGGTTGGTTCATGGCCATCGGGCCTTTATCCCACGTACTTGTTCAACAGTATTATGAATGGCTTGTTTCACCTATTCATGTATTCTGAGGCCCGCGGTCTGCCATGGGCTGAAGCCATGCGCACAGTTGTAATTCTCCTTTGCGGCGATGATGTAGTTATGCGATATGTTTGGCATATGATGATAAACTGTACCCAATTTTTCGCCAGATTGGGCTTGATATGCAAGTGCTTCTACCGCGATGACCCGACAAAGGTGGAATTTTGTTCTAGTCGCCTTTACCCCACGGACAAGGGGTGGACTTTTGTTCCGAAAGTTGGAAGAGTGCTTGCCAAGTTTGGATTGTTCATTGACCCGCCGAAAGAATTTACCAGGGAGCAGGTTCTCAAAGGCGTGTGCCTTGGTTTGCTGCCTTCCGTGACGCCTTGTCCACCGCTGAAAGCATTTGCGGAGCGAGTTCTGCAATTGTGCGGTGACGTTGATGCCGTACAAGTTAAAAAATATAATTGGCAAATGGACTTTGGCGACAATCGTGATTGCGCCGCGACCCAGGAGAGTATGTTGGCGCTTGCGAGTACGTACGACTGGGATTGGGGCAAGCAAAAGTTGTTTGAGGAGCGCTTGAGTGCATTATCTTTGGATGACACTATCGATGACCCAATCTTTGAAATGTTCTACGATGTCGACACACAGGGCAACGCCGAACATCACGTAAAACAAGGTACACACCTGGGTTGGGGCAGCGTCACAACAGTGCCCAGTACTTGGGCCCTGAGTGGGAAGTTGCGAAACAAGAAAGCACATGCATACAATGGCAATTCCGCCAGTTTGCCAAAGGTCAACGAACAGTGGGTTGAAAAGAAAACGCGAAGCACGACCCCACACCGTGGCCGCAGCAGGAGTCGCGATCGTCAAGCACCAAAGCAAAAACACAAGGAGAAAAGCCGATCGCGTTCCAAGAGCAAAGGGAAGCATAAAAATAACAAAGGGAACCCGTACTTCAAAAATAAGATGCAG